ACTTTGTTAGATGCGTCTGCATATACAGATTTATCTGCTGGATAAGTACAAAATACAAATTTAGAACCAGCACCAAAATTAACTAAATTATCTGAATTAGATGATTCTAATACAGTATCACGAGATAAAGTTGTACCTGAAGATGTATATGTACCAACACCTACTTCCCAATTTGTGCCATCTGTAATGCTATAGTATGTTGTATTACCATTGCCTATAACAGAGAATGATTGGAAGCCAGATACAGCACCAGCAAGTGTAATAGTGCCTGTGCCTGTAGTGGTACTTGTTTCTTGGACACGATCTTTGACTACTAGAGCCATAAATTATCCTTACGCTAAAGTCACAGATAAATTGCCAGAAGCAATTTTAAATATGTCACCATTATCAATGGTTTTAGATGTATCTAGTGGTGTATGGTATAAAAGATTACCACTTGTAGAAGCATCATAAATACCAATCCAACCCACTGTTCCCCATGAAGATGTGCAAGTTGGGAATGTAACGTCAGCATTATTTGTAGTTACACCATTGGAAGGTGCTGCAAATGTGACGGATGTTCTAGCGTATGAACCACCAGTTACTTCTGTACCACTACCTGCGTCTGTAGGGTCACTTGTAAATAATGCTACATATACTGTTGTAGGTGCTGTGTAAGATGTTGCTCGTAGAGTTACGTTAATTAAAGCGTTCTCTAAATAGTTTGACATTTCTGACATAATTTTTCCTATGCTGTTGTAATTGAAAGATTGCCAGTGTACTCGCTAGAATCATCTGCTGCTGTTAATGAATTTAAACCTCTATCGTATAATGCAGCCCATGTTTGTGTTCTTTCATCATTCATAAGATACGGTTCTGCTTCACCTAATGACGCATATAATAATAGATCTGGGCAATTAGCCAAAAATACATTAGATGAAACTGATGAACTTAAATAAGCAGGTGCTGCATAATAAAGCATATTTAATGTGTATGCTGAATCTGGAATAGGTGCAAATTGAAACTCTGATGCCAATACTGTGTATTTTGTTGGAATTCCAGAATCAGTTGTTCTAGCATTTGAGAAAAAACTTGGATTACTTAAATACTCCACTGTGTAAACTGGAGTACTTTGAATATAAAGCCCACGCATTGCTAAAAAGTCACTTGGTAATGCAACTGTTTTAGTTCCAGCCACTGTTGTAGTAGTAACTACTTTTAACATAAATCTTGTGCGAAGATCTCTTCTTAATCTATTTTCAGCTAAAGTAATAAAATCTGGGATTTGTGTTGTTAAATCACTACGAGCCAAGTAATCAGCTACTGTAGCTTTTAGGTCTGTGTAATTAGTAAATGCCATTATACTGTGCCTTCTCGTGTTCTAAACACTTTGTTATCTGGGTCATTAAGAAATTTTCTAAATGCTTTTTGGTCTATGACATGGAATCCACGCACAATACCTCTTTTGTTTAATTCGTCAAAGACAGTCATAGGAATACTAGCTATCTTGTTATCAAATATATCATCACCCCAACGAGTGTGTTTATCTGTATGTTTTCTTTGGTTGTAATTACTATCTATAATATCTGTAATGTCTTGTCTAGTTTCAATAACTAAACCACTATCAGTATCATGCACAACGCTTGTTCTAAATGTTATTGGTTTCATTCATTTGCCTTTTGCCTGTGAATTGAGTGAAAACAACTTTTACAGACAAGTGTATTAAAATGTTACTATAAAAAGAATAACAGAGGTGTAGGCATGACCTATCACCTCTGCACTCAATAATGGATAAAGTTCCATTAAACCTTTATTACTCTGCCAAGTCAGCAATAATTGCGTGAGCAGCTTGATTTCTTACTTCTAGTGTGTATTCTACTAAAAGTTGAGTTACATCTGCGTCACCAGATTTAGCCAATTCATTTGTTTGGAATGGGCGTAAATATGCAACTGCTGCGTACTCTGGATCAAGAACAAATGCTTGTTCACCGCTGTCACCAGAATCTGCAGTCATAAATCTGTTAGGTACAACAGATAATGTGCCGAAGTCTGATAAGTAAACGTCTGCTGCACCAATAATGGTTGTTGGTTTGTCACCAGTAGCCATATAACGTTGAGCTGCAACACCAGTAAATGCTGATACGTTTACTTTTTGTGTTGGTGTAGTCATAAGAACTGTTGGATTACCACCATTTGTAAACGCAGATTTAACTGCTGTTTTTAACATTGCTTCTGTGAAAGCTGCGTCTGTACCAGATACACGAGCTGTAGTGCCTAATGAACCAGCAGTACCGTTAGTGCCACCAACGTAGTTAGAATTTAACCATGTTTGTAGACCACCAAGTGTACGAGCTGTTGTAGCATTACCTGCTGATGCAGCTGTGTTGCTTAAAAGTGCTTTTTCCATGTCACGTTTAATTTCAGCAGAAACTTTAGCTAATTGGTAAGCCTTTTCAGATTTACGACCAGCTTTGTTAATTGCTTCCATAGTACCAGAAATCTTAATCGTTTTAGATGAGATTTGAGTTCTGTTACCTACTCGTGTTGTTGGACTAATTGTAATGTCAGAAGCTGTGTCACCTTCAACTACAGCGTTAGCTGCTGCTGCTGCGAGTGAATCAGTTTGCCATTCGTGATATGTTGCTGTTGCTTTTGTCTTACCAATAGAACTCATAAATGGAGTTTCTGTTGGAGAAATGTTATAAATAACATCTGACAAATCTTCTCTATTACCAATAGAGGTATAGGTTTGATACGTTGCCATGATTTTTCCTTATTCTAAAAATTGTTCAAATAAAGCTGCGGCATCTCTTACTCTTCCAGAGTTACGCAACTGTGCTTTTTGTTTTTTAATTGTTTCTGTGTTGTTACTACCTGTAGACGATCCAGCCTTTAGCATCTTTGGTGCTTCAGAAACTTTCTTCGTTACAGCAGGTTTTGACTTTTGAAGTTTGTCATACATCATTGCCTTGTGTAATGTAACAACGTGCCTAGAGTCATAGACATTAGATAATTCTACGTCTGTGAAACCAAGCGATTTGCCATAATTACGAATCTCACTACGGAGGTTTTCGCCTTTAGCTGGGTCTGAAAACTCTGGTAAGACCTGTGTTAATTTTTGTGCTTCCTGTGCAACTCTATCTTGCATGGCACGAGCATTTTCAGATTGTTGCATTTCTGCAATTCTGTATTGTTCGGCTCTTATAGCATTGAGTTGTTCTTTCTTTTCAGAAAGTTCAGCAACTTTAACAGCATAGCCTATCGGGTCGTTTTCTTTGAGGTATGTTAAATCCTCATTAGGAGATTGCGAGACTATAAATTGCTCTATAGCTTGCAAACGTTGAGCGTATGTATCACGAGCATACTTGGCTTCCTCAATTGCTGCACGTTCAGCTTCAACAGCTTTACGTTGTTCAGCAACTTCAGTAGTTTTTTTTGTATAATCAGCACCAAGTTGATAACCTTTAATTAAATCGTCAAGGGTGACATCCTTTTCTTCGCCAGCAGCTTTTACTTTAAAAGTCTGGGGGAGTTCCTCTTCTTCAACTTCGGTTTCTTCTTGTTCTTCAGCTTCACCTTCTTCTGTTTCTACTTCTTCAGTTTGTGGCTCTGCTTGTTGAGCTTCTGCTTGTTCAGTTTCTTGTTCACCTTCTAATTGCTCCGAAGAGTTAGCTGGGGTGTTCATTAGACCTTCAAAAGCATTGGCTGCTTGACCTACAGTAAGCGTGCCACTTCCAGAATCTTCTGGAGTCATGGTTGTTTCACTCATTTTTATTTCCTATAATCCTCTAGGGGAGGTAACCCATTTTAGAAATGTCTAAAATATCTTCCATGCTTTACTTTTAATGTCGCTAGTTTTAGCGATTGATTCCAAGTAAGACATAAGTTCGTTATAACAAGCTATTCTTTGATAGGCTTGTTCACGCACATCTGCTTGATCTGCATTAGAGTAGATGATGCGTTGTAATTGATTTTCTTGTAGCTCTTTAACTACAGCTTGAAAATGTTCGTCATTAAGTATGCTAGTAATAGCGTCTACTTTATTGGACATTATTATTTCCTTTTGTCATATTGTTGATAGTATTTAAAGCATCTACAATAGATTTGGTATTAGTGCCACGAGTTTGTTCTGCTTGGTTAGCAGCATCAGTTTCAATCTTCAATTGCTTAAGAGCTAATTCAGTATTTTGTTTTAGTTCTTGTTGTTGAAGTTCTAATGCTTTGCGAGCATTATCTAATTGCATTTGCTCACGTTCTAACTCAAGTTTAGCAGCTTCTGTTTGAGCACGAATAACTGCTTTTTCACGTTCAACTTCAGCTAATACTTTTGCAGCTTCTGTATTAGGATCTAGTTTTTCTGGTTGAGGTTGTGAAAGTGCTTCATTTTGCTCTGGTGTAATTTCATTCATGAATTGTGCAGCATCTTTGAAACCAGCCATGTTAATAAACTTGGCTAATGTATTGCGATATTGCATTAAGTTCACTAATGGATTAGATAGACCATATTGCTGAATGATTTGCTCTTGTTTTTGCAAGATCATTTGCATAGTAGTTAATTGTTCTTGACGAGTACCTGTACCTAAACCTACGTTAATAGATACATTGTATTGGTCATTCCATTCACGAGGATTAAATGGTACAAATTTGCCATTTATACGCACCAAACGCTCTTTATCTTGATATTTGCATAGTAAGTGTAGGATTCCTTTGAAAAGGCTCTTAACGCCTGTTTCTGCAAAGATACGAGCTATTAATTCAAGCTTTCCTGCACTTGATTGTGACATTGCTGACACAGCAGCGGCTGTTACGTTTTGTAAGATGTTAGGGTCTATACCATTTTGTGAATCTGACACACCTGTACGTCTTGCTTGTACGCCATCGAGGTATTCAAGCATTGGGAATGATCCAGATGTAGTAGGTTGTACAGTTAATGGTACAATAGCGTTAGGATTCTTCATTCTAACTACGCCACCTGCTGTAGATGTGAGTAAATCATCAAGATTTACCTGTCCTTCTACTGCACCAACACGATAATTGTTAGTTAGGTAGAGGTTATCCAACATTTGTCTTAAAACAGTAGACTTAATCAGCTGTAAATCTAGTGCACGATCAGCTAAAGACTGTCCGTAGAACTTATGTGGGATAGGAATTGGGCAAAGTGAATGAAATGGGATGTAATCACACTCCATATCTTCTAAAACTTCGTTAGAAGCGTAAACAACACGTCTTAATTCGGCAATGCCATCATTATTGTAGTCAACTTTGATGTAACATTCGTAAACTTCTACGACTTCCATAGATTGATCTTGTGAACCCATGCTATTAGGTTGTTCACCACGAGAGTAACGAGCAATTCTGTCTGGACTAAATTCTAAAGTATCGCCAGATTGTAGAGTTTCAACGATATCTTTTTTGAATCCCATTGCAATTAACTCTGAACGAGTCATCATTCTACGGTGAGCTACAAATGGTGAGTCTTGAATAGTTCTAGCACGTTTAGAAATAAGGAATTCTTCTGGTGGTACGTTTTCAACAACGACACGACCATCTTTTTTAGTGCGTTTTACTTTAACATAGTGTTCACGTTTAACGTTTTGGAACACTTGACCTGTCATTGGGTCAGTAATTTCTTCAATTTCTTCTTCTGTTTCTTGCTCAACAACTTCTAAATCTTCGTCTTGCATAAGCATGATGAGTTGATCGTCAGTTAAGTCTTCATAAGACTCTTTAGTAACGTCAATCTTTTCATCCCAATATGCTTTTACAATACCTGTTTTTTGTAATAGTGCGTCTTTAAACCAGTTATGTAGAATTAAAAAGCCATCATTATTACGATAGAATACCCAGTTACAATACTCTGTTGCTTGTTGTGCAAAAGGTTCGTCACCATCGTTTACAGGTTGAAATTCAACTACACCGTCTGTAGATGTAAATACACGAATAAGTTGTGGCAAAGCACCGTCTACAACTTCTGCTACTTCACCAGTAACAATTTGTGATTTACCCTCTACTTCGTTACCATATGGCTCACGAAGATAGTATTCAAGTGCTTCTTGACGTTCTGCAACTGTGTCTGTTTCAACATAGCCAATAGAATCATCAATTTCAGACTCGATAATGCTTTTTAATTTGTTAATATCCATTAAACTATCCATTTAGTGTTTACGTTAATAGGTTTATTCCACTCTTCTGCTGGACTCTCATCCAAGCCTGTTGCTAGGTATCTAAAAGCGTCAGCAGCATGTGATGACCAATCATGTAATGGTCTATCATGGAATACAGCTCTTTTTTCATCATAGTGTCTACGATAATTACGAAGAGCATCTAAACCTTGTT